GGTTTTATCCGATCGCATTTTCAAAAAGAAATCCAAGCCTATGCGGTAAGCCAGCTTTTCCGATTCGGTATTATCAATGGTAAAATCGGGAGAAATACCTAAGTTTCTACATGCATCTCTTGCTATTCTATTGCAAAAAGAATCTATCGTCGAAATTTTTGCAAGATGAAATTTAAAATTAGGTTGTGGAAAAAAAGAATTCGGGAGAATTTGGGAGAAAATCTTGTACCTTTTTTCCTATATTTACCTATTTTTAAATATTTTATTATATATATAAATATATAGTATATAGAGAATATAGGATATACAAGATATATAATATAACGTATTTATATATAAAAGAAGTTTTTTAAAATTAGGTAAAATCGTGGTTCGGCAATCTTGATAAAATTTGCATAGCGAAAAGATTTGGTGCATAGCCTAATTTTAGGATTTTGCGATTTTTATTGTGTAAAGTTACCTAATTTTACGCCTATTTTTCGGTTAAAAATAGGTCTTATTGTGCGAATCGTACCTATTTTAACCTAATTTTAATTTAGAAAAAGTAAAAGTGCGTAGAAGTGGACATTTTCGCACTAATTCGTTAATTATCGTGCAGATTCGTGCGTTATTAAATTTCGGGGTTTACGGCAGATATTATATATAATATAATATCTGAGATGAAATTAGATATAGATTCTTGTGCGTACACAACGAGCCTGCAAATCTTGTGAAAATTCATCTTGTAAATTATTGTGGACGCTTGAAAGCTCGTTGTAAACAAGTTATTGTGGAGAGGATGTGAGATTATTGAGGAGAGCCAAAAGGCTTTGTGGAATACGGAACTGGGCTGTGGACTTCTCAGGGGTCAAGTCCAACTCCAAAGTTGTGTATAAGTTGAAGAGGACTGGACTATTCCAACAAGCTGAAGAGGTCAGGGTGCTATGTGAAGAGTATCTCGATTCTTGTTGGACACCCAAGGTATATAAGGGTCGAGCTGTGACGGGAGTTGATGGTAAGATTGTGAAGACACAAACATCACCTTATACTGTTGCGGGTCTAGCAAGGTACTTGGGCATGTGCACAGATACCTTCAACAAGTATTGTTCAGGGGTCATGGACAACTATGAAGATGAAGGAGAAACAATCAGCGGTGTACTCAACTATTATAAACAAGCAATTGAGGTCTATGCAGAGGAGAGATTGTATGACAAGGAGGGTTTCAACGGGGCTAGGTTTGTGCTTGATCACTACTTCAAGAAACTTAGTACCAAGGAGATGTATGAAATCCATCAGATACAGAAGCAACTAGAGTTCAAGGAACGAGAGCTGCGAATCAAGGAGGAACTGATGGATGTAGGAGGGTCTGAAGATACAGACATTCAGGTCACTATCCTCCGTAAAAGCAAGGAAGATGTGTGATATATATATTATATAATAAGGTAAGGTGACTAAAGGTCACCGCTTATCACCCGAATGGTTGCACTCAGGTTCGATTCCTGAGCAGGTGGACACGAGAACGGGCGAGCTCAAAACCTTCTTTCATCTCACGGTTTGTGTTGATTAGCCATCAAAATTCCTTCGTTATATGTACTAAGTGTATCGTCTTTAAGCAAATGGAGCTCAGCCCGTTCAATTGTTGAGGAGGTAAGATGAACATCACTAAAGAGGTGAACCCAAGGTTTGAAAATTTCATATTCAATTGGGACTACAAACAGTACCTCTTGTTGGGAGGTTACGGAAGCAGTAAGAGCTATCATATAGGACTCAAGTTGATATTGAAACTACTACAAGAGAAAAGAAAAGCCCTTGTTGTACGTGAGGTGTATGACTCGATACGTGACAGCTGCTTTGACCTGCTGGAAGAGATACTGGAGGACTTGGGGCTGCTGGCTGATGAGGGTTCAAGGTTCAGCAAGACTAAGGTTGTAAGCAGGATAAGCCCAATGCAATTCACCTTCCCTAACGGGTCTAAGATTATATTCAAGGGGATGGACAAGCCTAAGAAGTTGAAATCTATCAACGGAGTATCCATTATATGGGTCGAGGAGGCATCAGAGGTCAAGTATGAAGGTTACAAGGAGTTGCTGGGACGATTGAGAGACCCTAACCACAGCAGGCATATCATACTGAGTTGGAATCCTGTTGGGGAGGAGAACTGGACATTTAAGCACTTCTTCATTGATAGAGAACAGGAACGTACTGTGCTAGACCCTGAGGTGCTGTATAAGCATAAGACATTGGTCAAGAATGGTATATACTACCACCACAGCTTACCGCAAGACAACTTGTATCTACCTCAGGATTATCTTGACGAGCTACAAGGGATGAAGGAGTATGACCCTGACTTGTACAGAGTTGCTTGGTTGGGCAAGTACGGAATCAGCGGTCTGAAGGTTCTACCGCAAGTTGTGAGGATGCCTCACGAGATTGTAATTAAACAAGCTCAGGCATGTAGTAATGATAACCACTACACAGGGATGGACTTCGGATTTGAAGTCTCATACAACGCAGTCCTCAGGATGGCAGTTGACCCTGTTGAGAAGATTCTGTATGTATATGATGAATACTACAAGAATAAGATGACTGATGTTGAGACGGCAGATGAACTCGAAGAACTCGGATATAAGGAAGATGACATAGTTGCTGACAGTGCAGAACCTAAGGCAATAAGATATTATCAGTTGAGAGGGTTCAACATGCGACCTTGTAAGAAGTCTGCAGGGTCTAGGCTTGAGAACACGAGGAAGTGCAAGAGGTTTAAGCAGATAGTTATCAGTAGCAAGTGTAAGAATACTTGGAGAGAACTGAAAGACTTGACATATAAAGAGGATGCCAACGGCAATCGCAAGTATGATGAATTTAACATTGACCCTCACACATTCTCAGCTATGTGGTATGGCTTGGACTTGTGTGATGTAGTTGATATAAAGTATGAAAGGCACAGCAAAAGAGGAGGTTAAACCATGAACAACATAACAATTGAGGAGAGGGTGTTAACCCCTCAGTACAAGAACTTTAGTGTGGCGAGGAGTCTAATTCAGACAGAGTTGGAGGGTCTATTTGGTACGAATACCTTGAGAGACTTGAAGGACATCTTGAACTTGTACAATGTCTACGAGAACGGGGCTGACTTTACCCCTGAGACTAACGGTGACTATGTACCGTCAACTCACAAGTACAAGCACATCAAGAGTCTTATTGACAAGGAAGCAAGATTCTTGTTTTCCGTTCCACCTGTTATAACGATTCACCCAGTTGAGGAACGAAAGGAGTTAGAATCACCCACGCAGGAGACGCAATATTTGGTCGATACGGTGTTTAAATCTAATCACGTGAGTAGTAAGCTGGTGAGGACAGCTAAGGACTGCCTAATCGGTAAAAGAGTTGCATTAGCGGTGGACTTTAATGAGCAGGGTATTCAGCTATCATTTATGCCTTCCCTCGAATTTATATACGAGACAGACCCTACTAATGTAGACAAGATGACTAAGTTCATCAGGTTCTACAGCACGGTAGTGAATGACGATAAGTCTCAGCAGAGGGTCTACAAGAAGAAGTGGGAACTCAATGAGAGGGGCTATTGTGAAATCACAGAAGAACTTTATGATGGTAGCGGAAATCTTGTTGAGACTATTAGCGAACCTTTTGAGACTGAGTTCACATACATACCTGTATGGGTCGTAATCAATGGAGGACTCATTGGTGACCCGTTCGGAACTTCTGACGTGGAAGAACTTGCTGACGATGAGAGCTGGTATAGTAGGCTCGGAGGTAAGGACATGGACAGCTTGCGTAAAGGGGCTGACCAAATTATATGGGCAATGGATGTTCACCCTAAGTCCACAAAGAACTTGTCGAGAGCTGCGGGAGCATTTTGGGATTTATCCACAGACCCAGCCTCACCTGAAGGTACTAAGGGAAGTGTTGGAGTGCTTGATAATGACATGAGCTACTCTGCTGCTATGGACATGACCTTGAAGAGGTTAAGAGCTTCAATGTATTCCAATCTCGATATTCCTGACACGACCAGCGAGGCACTCACGGGTATTGTATCCTCAGGAAAGACTATGGAGGCTATCTATTGGGGGCTTATGGTAAGATGTGACGAGAAGTTACTGGACTGGATACCAGCCCTAGAGGGTCTTGTAAGATGTATTGTTGAGGGCTGTCGCTTGTACCCTGACAGCAAGAAGGTCTACACAGACGCAGAATTGTTGGAGGAGTTCAGCATAGATATTGAGAACACCTATCCAATCTTGAAGGATGAGACTGAACAGAAGGCTACCAACATCTCAGAGGTCAATAACAAGGTCATGAGTCGCAGAACTTATATGAAGAAGTGGAGAGGACTGACAGATGATCAGATAACTGCTGAGCTTAAGGATATAGCGGAAGAACAGCAGATGCTGGAGGGCGACAACTACCTAGCTGATGTGAAGGGTCTATTTGGTAAGGTAGCAGGTGAAGGCGGTGAAGATGATGAAGGCTCAGGAGAGTAGGCATTCTTGTGAATGCGATAAATGCAAGTACACTTGGGTTATCTCAGAACTATCGGAGGACACAGTTGCTTTAGGCATTAACCTAGTTAAGGTTGTTGGGTTCACTTGCCCAAGATGTCATCAATTCTACCTCGTCACAATAAAAAATGACGAGACAGAAGAGATTGTGAGGAATCTTGAGAGATGTAAGACCCTAGGCAAGTCAAGATTCCCAGTTCACGCACCTGAGCACGAGCAGCAGGAGTACCTCAGAAGGGTCAACAAAGAAGTTGCCTACTGGCAGAGGAAGTACAAGACTGCTCAATCTAGGCTCAAGAAGTTGTACTTGAAAGAGGTGAAGAGACAGCATGGCACGAGCAGGAACATCACCATATGCTAGAGCTTATATAGACAAGATAAGACTTGCAACGGAACAGGAAAAAAGGCTCAAGGCAATCTACGAGTCAGCTGCTAAGGAAGTGGATGACCTACTCAACAACTTCCAACTGCGAGTACCCTCAGATGCCATGAAAAAGGTGTACTATGAACATCTACAAGCTCAGATTGCTGATGTGTATAGAGAAGTCGGGGGTAAGGTTCAGCAGACAGCTGTTGAAAGTGGTTTGAAATCTGCTCAGCTTGCTATAAACTGCCATAGCAACCAATGGTGTCTTGGAAAGAGCGGGGTGTTTGTAGCCTACGGAGGAGCATTCAACCACATACCTAAACAAGCAGTACTTGGAATTGTAACGGGTAAGATATACGATAAGCCTTGGAGCTTAAGTTCATCAATATGGAGAGCTGGAGCTAAGACACAACGAGATGTTGAGACGATAATATCGCAGGGTCTTATACAGAATAAATCTGTTGAGGATATATCCAAGGCGGTATCTAAATACGTGAGACCCTCAAAGATTAAGGACTGGGATTGGAATAAGGCGTATCCAGGTGTCAGCAGGTCAGTTGAGTATAATTCACAACGACTTGTGCGAACATTAATACAGCACTCGTTCCAAGCAGCGATGGTATCTATGGAAAAGTCTAACCCATTCTGCCAAGCTATTCAGTGGAATAGCGCAGCGATTGAGGGTAGAACCTGTGAAATCTGCTTGGACAGAGATGGTCAGAAGTTCTTGCCAAAGGATTTACCATTTGACCACCCTAACGGATTGTGTTGGTTCGAGCCTGTAATTGATGACCTAGATGAGGTGGCAAACAAGTTAGCAAGGTGGGTGAACGGGGAACAATTCCCTGAGATAGATAACTACTTAGCAGATGCATTTGGTGTTGACGTCAGCAAGTTCGCAGTTCCTGCAACTAAGAAGTCTATACCACACGTGCCGTCTCAGGCTACTAAAACAGCTGTAAAGAATCGCAAGAGCATGCTGAAGGCTACACAACCTATTGAAGATAAAGCAGCCTATGTTGACAAGCATTTCAACACCCTCAAGAAAAGGGTTATAAGCAGTGCTCAGCATAAAGCTACAGGACAAGCAATATGGGATGAGTTGAGATACGAGATGACCAAGTTGGATTCTGATTATCTTAGGTGGATTCAGCAGGGTCAAGATAAACTGAAAGCTATTGTGAATGTCAAGGACGGAGGATGTTATATACAGCATCTGAAGACAATAGAGTTGAATTTTAATCAAGACATTAGAAGCACTGAAGGTAAGTTTGCCACCTTCTTTCATGAATACGGTCATCACATGGATGAAGTATTTAAAGATGGCAGGAAGGCTCTATTCAGTAAAGATGCTGAATTTAAGCAAGATGTGTGGAAGTTGTTGAAAGAGGATGCAGAAAAGAACGTGTTTGAGGCTGGAACTCAAAAAGTACAAAAAGGTGTAAGAGCAGAGCTGTGGGCAGATGACCGCTCATCTCTCGTTCAAGACCTTATATCGGGTCTAACCAAAGACAAAGAGCGAATCAAGTGGGGTCACACCGCAGAGTACTGGGAGGACAACCAAAAGAAACTTCTTTGCCAAGAGTTTATTGCTCACTGTAGCGAGGCTTGGTCGAATCCTGAACGAGCGAAGTACATGGAAAAGTATTTTCCACAAGCCTATAAACGATTTAAGGATAAAGCAATGGAGTATCTTATCAAGAAGGGGGTATAAGATGGATAAACTTATGGCAGCAATGGACAGATACCATGACAAGTTCAATAAGCATTTTCCCACGATGTGCTTTATGGGGTCTACGGATGATGAGTTTGTTGAGATGATTGATAAATGCTTGAAAGCTGATAAATCCGCAGAAGATTTATACAAGCTCGATTATAAGCACAACCTATATTAATGCGTACGAGCGAGGAGGAATTTATGAAGAAGGCAACAAAACTTTGTGAGAATTGCAAGCACGCAATACAGGTAACAAAGTCCAACATACAGCTAAAGTCGGTTGATGTTGGTCTTGATGAGCCTATATTGGCTACTTATATGGAGTGCCCTGTGTGTGGAGACATCACACTTTGTCAGTTAGATACAGAAGACACCTACGCACTAGGGATTAACCTAGCCAAGAAGGAACGACTAAGGAATCAAGGCAAGTTGACCAAGGGTCAGAAACAGAGATTACAACAGCTCAATAAACAGCTGTGTAATAAAAGAGGCAGCCTCAAGCCATTTTGGGGTCAGGTTTACCAGCTTATCTGTGACTAAAGTTGGGAAATATTGCTAACCAAGGGCAACTATAACAAGTCTTGGGATTTACACGGTACTTGCACCGATAAGCAAGGAGGAGGTTATTATGAACAAGTTTCTTTCAAACAAGTGGTTTATACCTATGCTAGCACCAGACCCAGCAGGAGGTTCTGGAGGTGGAGACCCTAGTGGCGGAGACCCAGCAGGGAATGACCCTGAGGGCAAAGACCCTGAAGGGGGTAACGGTGAAGGTGGCAATGAGCCTAAATTCACTCAGGAACAGCTGAACAGCTATCTAGCTGCTGAACGCAAGAAGGCTTCAGCAGGAGCATTCAAAGAGTTCGGATTTAAGACCGCAGATGAAGCTAAGACTTTCATTGAGAAGTACAGAGCTGAAGAGGACAAGAACAAGTCAGAACTGGAGAAGGCTCAAGGGTCATTAGCTACAACTAAGGACGAGCTCAAGGCAGAACAGCTTAAGGCTCAGAATCTTGAGTACAAATTCGAGGCAATCTCGCAGGGCTGTGCAGCTGCTAACGCAGATGACGTTGTGACTCTTGCTAAGGGTCGTATGTCAGACACTGTAGACTTCAAGACTGCTTTGGAGGAAGTGAAGAAGGCATACCCTGCAATGTTCGATGATGACTCTCAATCTCCACGAGGAACAGGAAAGGGTGGAAACCCTCCTAGACAAGGTGGAGGAAAAGGTATTGACGGGATTGGTAAAAGGCTTGCAACGGGCAGCAAAAAGCCTTCATCTAATCCGTATTTCAAAGGCTAAATACTAAGGAGGTATTGATATGGCAATGAAAATTACAAGGGCTGTAGGAGAAACACAGATTCTATTTGCGACTGAACCTCAGCTATCAGTTGGTTGTGTAGTTCCAGCATCTCTAGGAGTTGCTGATGCTAATGGCAAGAAGGTTGCTAAGGCAGGAACACCTATCAAGGTTGACTTCGCTAACCTACAGACAGCAGTTAGCTCAGCAGCAACAGGTAACAACGCTGTACTTCTGCACGATGTAGATGTAACTAGCGGTAACAACAACGGAACAGCACTAATCTGTGGATACGTTAACATCAACAGGCTAGAGTCTACTGTTCAGGCTAAGGTTACAGCTGGTACTAAGATTGGCGATGTTCAGTTCATCAAGGGCTAAACACCAGTCTATCACAAAAGTTAATGAACTACTAAGGAGGTAAACACATGGTAACAATTTTTGACCTAGTAAGAGCAAATGAAGTTGCATCTTATTGGAACGAAACAAATGCTAACTCTGTACCGTTTCTTGGGGAAACACTATTCCCAAACAACAAGAAGCTCGGTCTTACATTAAGCTGGCTGAAGGGGTCTAAGGGAATTCCAGTATCTCTCAAGCTCTCTGCATTCGATGCTAAGGCAGTGCCAAGAGCTAGAATGGGGCTAGACAAGGCAACAGCAGACATGCCATTCTTTAAGGAGTCTATGTATGTTGATGAAAAGCTCAGACAGGAACTCAACAAGGTTATCGAGTCGGGCAATCAGGCTTACATTGATGCTGTGATGAACAGGGTCTTCAATGATGAGGTGACTCTAATTGAGGCTGCTGCTGTAGCTAGAGAGAGAATGAGAATGATGCTTCTCACAACAGGAACAATCTCGATTGCATCTAACGGTCAGGCATATGACTACAACTACGGCATTGATTCTGCTCAGAAGAAGACAGTTACAAAGGACTGGTCAGACCCAACAGCAGATATCATCGGAGATATCACAGCTTGGCAGGAGGATAGAGAGACAACTGTAGGCGTTAAGCCAACAAGAGCTATCTGCGATAGAAAAACTTGGGGCTACATGCTCAAGAACACAGCTATCGTGAAGTCCATCTTCGCCCTCTCCGACGGGTCAACTCACGTATCCAACAACAAGCTCAGAGACTTCCTCATGGACGAGCTAGAGCTTGAGGTTGTTGTTTACAGCAAGAAGTACAAGGATGAGACTGGTACTGTTAAGCCTTACGTTCCAGCAGACACATTCGTGCTGTTCCCTGAGGGAGACCTTGGTAACACTTGGTTCGGCACAACTCCTGAGGAATCAGACCTTATGGCAAGCGGTGTAGAGAACGTGGCTATTGTAGATGACGGTGTAGCTGTAACTACAATGAAGTCCTACGACCCTGTGAATGTTGAAACTAAGGTAACTCAGATTTGTCTGCCTGACTTCCCAACAGCAGACCAGATTATCATAGCAGACCTGACTGTTTAATCTGAGAGGAGGTACAATATGATTGTTATAACAAATGGTGTGAAGTCCATCATGGTAACCACGGGTGCTTACAAAGACATCTTCGAGGGTCAGGGCTGGTCTCCAGTCGAGCCTGAAAATGGCGATTTAAGCAACGAAAATTCTCAGTCTGAGGAAAACCCTGAGGGTGGGGAAGAAAACCTCACTGAGGGGAAATCTAATGGCAAAAACGATGACCTAGACGAGGGGGATTCAGACGAGGATTCTGATCCTGAGAGCGATGACATTGATTTTAACTCCATGACTGTGAAAGAGCTAAACACTTTTGCTGAGGAGCATGGAATTGATGTCAGTGGTGTATCGGTTAAGGCTGATATAATCGCTCTCATCTTGTCAGAATTGGAGGACTAAGGCTGTGAGTGCATCTCTAATCAAGTTGAAAACAATTCTTCGTGAGGCTGAGATGCCTATGTTCACAGACGAACAGCTGACAGAGTATCTAAGCTCATCAAGTTCGTTCGAGCAGGCAGCCTATGAATTGCTGTTAATTAAGTCTGAGAACACTGCTGTTCAGCTTTCGGGTCTATCCCTTGCAGACACGTCAGCTTATTACAAGAGACTTGCTCAGATGTATAGACCCTTCAACTCAGGGGTTATCGGGTAATGAAACGCAACCCGTTAGCAGCAAGGCATCAAATAATCCATGCGATACGTTGGTATGGTGATGATTATACATTTAAGAGGGCTGTCACTAACGAGTTTGGTGAGCCTACGGGTCAGCCCTCAACCATACAAGTTATAGCAGGATTATATCGTGCCTCACGAAAAGAGTTTATTGAGGTTATCGGCAACGATAACGCAACCTTGAAAGTTAAGAATAACCGTGGAATACTCTGTCGGTTTGATGAGACTATCAAGGTAAAGCAAGGGGATTTGGTGATTATAGCAGACCATCAGACATTTAAGGTCACAGCAGTTGAACCTGTACTGATAGGGAATGTTGTAATTGCTCAAGACATATCAATCGAGGAAGTTGTTCAGGAGGTTTAACCAATGAAGGTCGATATATCAGATATGGCAGAAAAACTTGCTGTTGCGACTACTAAAACAGATGCTGCTTTGCTGGTATTCGGCAAGCAAGCTGCAACTAAGCTCGAAAATTCTGCCAAGAGAAATGCTAGATGGACTGATAGGACAGGGTCAGCTAGAGGTAGGTTGAAGGCTGAACCGTCCTTGAGACCTAACGGACTGAGAATCTCACTAGCTCATGGTGTAGATTATGGCATATGGTTAGAGTTAGCCAACGAAAAGCGATATGCGATTATCGAGGAAACAATAAGAGAAGTTGGCTCTCGAGAGATTATGCCAGCACTTAACAAGTTTATGGAGGGATTAGGACGTGGAATCTAGGTGGCAGGAAATTTACAAGAAACTCAAGGACGGTGGCATTGACGTGTATGCCCCTTCCCAAAAAACAGGTGAGTGTTTAAAACCGTACGTTGTTGTGAAAGATGGGGGATTGACTGATATAGCTGGTATCTCAAGTAGCCAGCACATATATGACATTCTCTGCTACGTTCCTAAGGCTAATTACAGTACACTTGAGCCTTACGTTGAACGGGTCGAGGATATATTGCTGGGTCTATATCCTACGTTGAGACCGCTTAACAGCAAGACACCATCTTATTATGATGACACGGTAAAAGCTCACATGATAAGCGTTAGCTACACGAATTACAGGAAAAATAGGAGGTAACAATGGCGCTAAAGAAAGTTACAGAAATTCCTACAATTGATGTCAACCTTGTGACTATCAAGGCTAAGGATGATGCGACTGAGTACGCACTCGACACAGCATCAGAGATTGAGACTGACACGCAGATTGAGGAAACAGATGCTGTAAAACTTGTTGTCAAGGGTGTGCTAAAGGCACAGAAACCTAAGACCGCAACTCTTACGGGTCACAAGATTAAGCTCAAGGATAACGTGTTTACACCTGAGCTGGTTAAGATTCTTCAGGGTGGAACTATCACAATGGATGCGGGAAATCCTAAGAAGGTTCTCAAGTACGAACCGCCAAAGGTTGGTGAAGTTGTGAAACTACCACCATTCACACTGTGTGCTTACTCAGCTATTTACAACGCAGCTGGGCAGGTTACAGGCTATGAGAAGATTTCATACCCTAATTGCAAGGGCGAGCCTATCTCATTCAACTCTGAGGATGGCAAGTTCAGAACACCTGAGTACACAATTTACAGTGCCCCTGACACGGGTCAAGCACCATACACAATAGAATTTGTGGACGCATTACCACAGATTTCATAGTAGATAACTAAACGGAGGAGACAAAATGGAATTTAACAGAGTATCAACAATTGATGAGCTAAGAGCAATGGCATCTGGGGAATTGGTGGAACTACCGCCATTCACTAAGGGTCAGAAGTTCGTGGCTAAGCTGAAAAGACCCTCAATGCTGAAGATGGTGAAAAAAGGGTCAATTCCTAACTCACTACTTCACGCAGCAAATAGCCTATTCGCAGGAGGGGTTAACAAAGACCTTGCGGATAATGATGATTTTCTCAAGGACATGCTGGCTGTTATTGATGTAATGGCTGAGTCGGTATTTGTAGAGCCTACTTGGGGTGCAATTAAGGCTGCTGGGATAGAGCTAACCGATGAGCAGTACATGTTTATCTTCAACTATGCTCAGGAGGGGGTAAAGGCTGTTGAACCCTCTGTTGAAAAGCCAGCGAATACTGCAAATTATGAATATGGCGAGGGAGTACAGAACTACACCATCTAATATTATCGGTATTCGTGAGGAGTATGCTGCCTTTTGTCTGAATGAGGCTTGCTTCTATATTCAATCTAAGATTGATGAGGGAGAACAACCAATTTTCCACAAGAAAAAAGCCTCATTCACCTCTATGTACAAAGATTTACAGAAAGGAGGGGTTACATGGCAGTAAATGTTGGTCAGGCGGTCGGGTATCTTGATTTAGACACAACTAAGTTTAAAGCTGGATTCACTTCTGCCCTATCGACTCTGAAAGTTTTCCAAGATAAGTCAGCCACAACATCTGATAAGATTGGTGGTGTCGGGAAAGCTGCTGGAATGGCAGGAAGGTCTCTGACTAAGGGTCTAACTGTACCGCTGACCCTGTTCGGAGGGGCTGCTCTGAAGGTTACATCCAACTTCGAGTCTCAAATGAGTAAAGTTAAGGCTATCTCAGGGGCAACAGGAAGTGACATGGATAAGCTCAAGAGTAAGGCTATTGAGATGGGTGCTAAGACTAAGTTCAGTGCCACGGAATCGGGTCAAGCCTTCGAGTACATGGCAATGGCTGGTTGGAAGACAAGTGAAATGCTTGACGGTATCGAGGGTATCATGAACCTTGCTGCTGCTTCGGGTGAAGACTTAGCAACAACATCTGATATCGTAACGGACGCATTGACCGCATTCGGATATAAAGCAAAAGATGCAGGTCACTTTGCTGATATACTTGCTAAAGCATCATCAAATTCCAACACTAACGTCAGCTTAATGGGTGAAACTTTCAAGTACGTTGCACCTGTAGCTGGTGCTCTAGGGTATAAGGCTGAAGATGTTGCTGTAGCTGTAGGACTCATGGCTAACGCAGGAATCAAGGGGTCTCAAGCAGGTACAGCCCTCAGAACGATGATGAGTAGACTTGCTAAGCCTACGAACGAAGTTCAAGGGGCGATGGATAAGCTGGGAATCAGCATGACCGACAGCAACGGTAAGGTAAAACCGTTGAGAGACTTGATGGGTGACCTGAGAGAAAAATTCAACGGTCTGTCTAAGGCTCAGAAAGCACAATACGCATCAACCTTAGCTGGTCAAGAAGGTATGTCAGGTATGCTGGCTATTGTAAACGCCAGTGAAAAAGACTACAAAAAACTGATTAGGGCGATTGATAACTGTGACGGGGCTGCTCGAAAGATGGCTGCTGAGATGGTTAACAACTTGAAAGGTAGCTTGATTCTTGCCAAGTCTGCAATGGAAGGTCTTGGAATTAAGATAGGTATCATCCTATTGCCAAGAATGAAAGCTCTTGTTGATAAGTTCACAGCATTTGTTGCTTGGTTAAGCACAACAAGTGACCGCACGTTAAGACTGATAGTCAACTTCAGCACATTCTTAGCTGCAATCGGTCCAGTTCTCTTGATAGTTAGCAAGCTAATTGCAGCTTATCAAAAGCTCTCTAGGGTCTATTCTGTGCTATCTAAGGTGTTAAAGTCTGAAGCTATTGCTGGATTTATCAAGTCCGCAGCAGCTAAGATGAAAGATGTAGCTGCAACGATTGCAAGTACAGCAGCGAACATGGCAAATGCTGTATCTCAATCAGCAGTCGGCAGGTCAGCAGGTTCAGCAGTTGGCAGGGTCTTAGCTCTAGCATCTGCTCATAAAGTAGCAGCATTAGCTGCTCTAGGTGTTGTAGGGGCTGTGGCTGGAGTTGCCTTGTACATGTACAAAACAGGTACGTCATTCAGCGAGCTAGGGAACAAACTTGGAAACTTTGTGACCTCGTTTATCAACAGACTTCCGTTGCTGGTTTCACAGATTGGCGTGTTTATATCAAACTTCGCAGCTCAGATACCTACAATGGCAAGGTCGCTAGGGTCAGCTCTAGGGGATATCATAACTAAAGCTGCTAAATGGTGGGCTAATGACATGCCTAAGCTAATTAAAGTTGGCGGTGACATGATTGTGAAACTTATCGAGGGTATAACAGGTAAGATGCCTGCTCTCGTGAACTATGCAACTACAGCAATAGTTAGATGGGCTGATGCGGTCTCAAGTAAACTTCCGACAATCATCAATTCGGGGGCTAACATGATGACTAAGTTCATCACAGGTCTATCCAACAAGATGCCTGCTATAATTGATGCTGCGGTGAAGATAATCACAACTCTTCTGCAAGGGTTGGCAAATAACTTGCCTAAGATGGCAAAAGCCTCAGTTAAAATTATTGTTGCCATAGTAACGGGTCTAATCAAGGCACTTCCGCAGATAATTGCAGCGTCAGTGAAGATAATGATTGCCTTAGCTAAGGGCATTATTCAATCTTTACCAACCTTGCTGAAAGGGGTTGCTCAAATAGCTCTCGCAATCGTGAAGGGTTTAATCAAGGCGATTCCAGCAATTATAGGTGCTGGAGTTAAGCTGTTTGTGGCTCTTGTCAAGGCAATACCTAAAGCACTAGGTGCAATAGGAGGAGGCATAGCGCATTTAACATCCTATATACGCAGTAAGATAAGCAGTGGGTTACAAGGTGCTTGGGGAGGTTTGAAGTCAGGTCTTCATTCAGCACTTAGCGGAGCACATCAGGTAGCTTCATCAACCCTATCGAAAATGCAAACTTCATTCCAAACTCATGGGGGAGGAATAAGAGGTGCATGGGCTGCTACGTTAACAGGGGTCAACAGTGTTGCTCACTCATCTTTTAACGGTCTTAATGCCATAACTGGTGGAAGGCTTGGAGCGGTTGTAAACACCGCTCACGGAATGTTTGGAGCTTTAAGAGGAAAAGTTGGTGGAGCTTTCACAGCAATTAAGGGTACATTCAACTCATTCAGACCGCACTGGCCTTCAATCGGAGGTAATCTTGTAGGAGCAGTAACTTCCGTGAGAAATAGGGTGTCGAGCGTGTTGAGTGCTATAAAAGGATTCTTCAACAACTTAAGGTTGAGAATTCCATCACCACACCTCCCTAAACTTCCGCACTTCTCACTTAAGACCAGCACAACTTCCATAATGGGTAAGTCAATCACCTATCCAACAGGATTTGGAATAAGCTGGTATGCTAAAGGTGGAATCTTCAACAGACCAACCATCTTCAGTACGCCATATGGCATGAAAGGTGTTGGAGAAGCAGGTGCTGAGGCGGTTGTTCCGCTATCTCAACTGTGGAATAGGTTGGATAAGCTCATACAACACGTAGGGGCTATGGCAGAATCCGTAAAATTTGCGGTTTTAGCCATGGAAAATTCTTTCCCATCAGATATACTGGGCGAGCTATCTAAAGCAGCTAAAACGGAAGATTTTCCAGCAAATAAGCCACGTCAGGGTGGGGGAGATACTTATAACTTCTACAGCCCTAAGGCATTGACCGCAGAAGAGTCAGCCCGTCAAATGAAACGAGCTAAGCGAGATTTAATACTTGGATACTAGGAGAATACAATGATTGAGACTAAATTTGAGAAAATTTTACTTGTGAATACGGTAACTCAGCAAGACCTTGTGTTGTCTGAACAAAACTCTGAGTATATTCTTGACGGGAGACCTGATTGGGGGAGTGTAAGTGCCAACGTTGGCGTAATTGGTCACGGAAACAAGATAACCAGCATGGTAACTGACATTAGACTTGGAACTAGAGACATTACAATTACAGGTTGGGTAGTTGCGAGTGACTTTGTAGAAATGAAGAAAAAGAAAGCATTTCTCAACAAGTTTGTGAATCCTTTTCAGGAACTAGAACTTGCTTATGAGGACTATGCAATTTACTTCACACCTAACAAGTCAATTAAATGGGCGAAAGACTACTCTCAGAATAACGAGATTATGTGTAAGTTTGAAATAGAGGGGTTGGCGAGCAACCCCCTATTCCATCAATACAAACCCTCGATTATCCGACAATCTCCGTCCTTGTCAACTAAGGTATTCTCAATGATTATCAAGCAAGACCATGGAACTATCCTAGGTGTGGCTGGTCAAGGGTCTAGTCGTAAGATAACCAATGAAGGCGATGTTCCGATGGGATTCCAGTTGACCCTAGTCAACACAGGTTCACCGTTGAATAATCTCACCTTAGACAATGATGGGTCTTTTATCAAGCTCAAGGGCAAGATAGACCATGACGACACCTTGATTATTTGCACACGGTTTGGGGAGGAACAAATAACTCTCACCAACAAGAACGGAGACAAGACCGACATCATAGCAAGACTTGCTAGAGGGTCATCTCTATTCACACTAAAACCTGGAGATAACACAATCACTATATCAAGTGATGAAGGTAATTTAGAGAATCTTCAGTTTGAATTGGAATACTCACCATTATTCTTGGAGGTGCAATAGTGGAGATTTATGTAAGAGATGAGAACTTGAAGAGGGTTGCCATTATATCCCAATTCAGCTCAATAACTTGGTTGACCAAGTATAGGCACGTTGGTAACTTCACAATTGAGTGCTCTATGAAATACTTTAACCTGTTTAAAGCTAAAGGTGAAAAATTCATAGAGAATACAGCAGACCCGTGGAATTTAGCCTACGTGGAATCGGTCGAGAAGTCAACTACAGATGTTGGCGATAAAGTTCTTAAAATTAAGGGCAAAATGGCATTGGGGTGGCTAAAAAACAGGGTTATCTTGACTGACACCTACTTTGAACAGAAAGATGTTGGGTATATAGCTGAATCGCTAATGAAATCCAACGTGACCGAACCGTCAGACCCTAGCAGGAATATACCAATTATCCGTTGGGCAGAAGTTGGTGAGTGGGGTAAACTAGACTTGAGATTAACACGAGGGTCTACCCTTCTACAGTCACTGTATGACTTGTGTAAGCCTCAGGACTTAGGGCTAGTTATGGAGTTCTGTGAGGACGAAAAACTCAACTTGAAGATTTATCAAGGAGTGAATAGAACTACAAACCAAACTGAGGCTTTACCTGTAACTCTCGAGCAAACCCGTGGAACTGCTGGGCAGATAGAATATTACTTGGACAATAGCACGTTGGCAACTTGGGCTGCTATTGACAAGGAAAACAAAGTGCCAACAGAACACGGCACGGGGTCAGGGCTAGGTCGTAAAGAAGTGTTTTTGGACTATTCCTCAGTAAACCAAACGATTACACAATCAGACGGGTCAGAGGTAAAAATTGCAGACCAGTATTATCAGAATATGATAATTAATAAAGCTCAAGCTGAGCTAGAGAAAATGGTTGAGACGCAGTACCTTGATGTTCAAACAACACAATTATTGGCTATGAGATTTAGAGATTCGCTGTATTTGGGGGATTTTGTCACTGTAATAGATACGGATACGGGATTTACTCAAGACCAACAGGTCACAGCAGCCACGGAGATATGGGATTCTAAGGGTTATACGTTATCACTACAAGTTGGAAAAAGCTCAATTGACATGAGCGAGGAGGTGTAAATTATGGCAATGCAAGGTTTACCGTTCGATGCCAAGCAAGTCACAACAGCTGATGGAACTTATTGGGATAGGGAGGTGTTCAGTAAGGATTTAGCGAAATACTTCGGGCACATCACGTCTAATGGCATACTTTTAGGACGAGGACGAACATTGATAGATGAACTTCAAGTAGTTAATCAGGGTCAAAATGCTCTCGTTTCTACAGGATATTGCATGATAGAGGGTCGAATGGGGTGGCTTGATAAACCTGAGGTTGTTACCTTTGACATTGGTGGAAATCAACCAAGAATTGATACGGTGGCTGTAGAGCTTAACACATCTTCACAGGAAAGAAGATTTAAGATTGTTGTTATTAAAGGTGATGAGGGTACATACCCTGTACCCCCACAGCTAACAAGAAACGACACAGTTTATCAGCTAGGTCTAGCAGACATCAAGAGATTTGCCAACTCATCAGCACTCGGTGCAATAACGGACACGAGGCGAGATGCTAACCGTTGTGGAATTGCAGCTGTAGACATCCCTAATAACAAGTTCCCAGACATCTATATTGAGGACACTCAGTTTGAGGCTGAGATGATTGATATATATGGCAATATAGTTAGAGCATAGGAGGGATTTATGGTAAGTATAATAAAACTCTGTAGAGAAATGTCCAAAAAGCTCAAGAAGATTGAGGATAAAAAATTTGTACAAAAACCTCTATCAATGGGAGGTGATTGGACTGCTCCTTATGACGGATTTGTGATTTGCAGTAGAAGAAGCAACAGTTCATCTGCATACATTTTCATTAAAGACCTCACTTTAGATACCTATGTGGGTATGTCTTCGATAGTTGGAACTCAAAATTATACTTCAGTGTCATTTCCCGTTGTCAAGGGGCATAGATATCAACTTAGGGAAGGGTATTGTATTGAACCTAGAGATTGGTATATATACGTTGAATAAGGAGGTAGCGATGTAATGACAAGTCCTGAGTTTATGGGGTATCTAATTGTGGGGCTGGCAGCCTTATTGACCCTTTTAACAGGGTTAAGTACATTTGTCAGCAAACCAGTGAACGAGTTGAACAGATTAGTAACTATGCTAAATGCTAGACTTGAAGGTATTGAAGAAGATGTGAAGGAAGTTCAAAAAGCTGTTCGTGAACAAGAGTCTCATGATAGAGAATCTCACACGAGAATCTGGGTAAATTTTAACCGTCATGAAGAAACTCTATCTGACCACGAAAAGCGAATTGGACACCTAGAACACAAGAATAACAAGGAGGGTTAAAACCTATGGATTTTACAAAATTTATGATGGAAATTATATCACCGCTAATCTTAGTGCTGTGCCTTATGATAGGCTATCTGCTTAAGAATTTTTTACCTACAGATAACAAGATTATACCAGTAGTCTTATTCTTAGTTGGAGGATTGTGTGGGCTGATTATTCTTGGGCTGACCCTTAAAGCCTTCATTATTGGAGCTTTTTCGGGTCTTGCAAGTACAGGATTACATCAGGCATTTAAACAGTGGGTTGAAGCCCCTAAGAAACTTGAAATGATGAATTTAGCAGCAATAGGGAAGGGGGTTCAGCAGCTGTCGGAGTATAACGAAACTGATTTTGATAAACAATTTGCAGAGGATGTAGAATCTGTTAACGAGGGGGAGAAACACAATGGTTAGCACAAATTTCAAACAATATGATTCCCGTTGGGGTCGTAACCCTTACGCAGGAAGGAACATGATTGTCAGCGGTTGTGCCCCAACTGCTCTCGCAGACCTTATATACAGTGTTAACACAGCTGTGACCCCTTGGGAGGTTGCTCAGTGGTTGAGTTCTCACGGGTATGCATCCAACGGTGACGGAACTTACTGGAGCGGTATCAAGGCTGCTCTACAGGCTTACGGATTTAATGTAAACTGGCATAACTCGATAAGCCAGCTATTCAGCGATTTAGCCAACGGACAGTATGGAATTCTGCTGTTTAAGCGAGGCACTGTTGGAGGGGTCACTTGGACACTAGGCGGTCACTTTGTGGCAGTTAGAGACTACAAAGTTGTAGGTGGAGAGCATTGGCTCTATATCGGAGACCCTGGACAGAGGAATCACGATGGTTGGTACTGCTACGAGAGACACATGAAGGGTCTGATTCTACAGTGCTGGAGTTGTGTTGCTAGCGGTTCTCAGCCTCAGGCTAGACCGTCAGCACCTGTTCAGTCAACAGGAGGAACAACTTATGTTGTTAACTCAGCTATCGGTCTCAACGTAAGAGCAGGGGCAGGAACTAACTATGCTAGAGTTGGTGGAGTAGCTAACGGGGCATCAGTAACCATCACAGAACGCTCAGGAAACTGGGGTTATGCACCTTCTCTCGGTGGCTGGCTCTGTATGGATTGGCTAAGGTCTAATACAACAGCAGTTGCACCTCGCCAAGCTAGATACCAAGTTGGCAAAAATTACACAATTGTAGCCAATGGAGGTCTGAGAGTTAGAACAGGTGCAGGTACTAATTACCCTGTAAAACTTGTCAGCCAGCTAACGCCTAGTGGTAAAGCTCACGCAATTCGAGGAAGCAGGTACGCAATCCTCATGAAAGGAACAGTTGTAACTTGTCAGGCTATCAGCGGAAACTGGATGAAGATACCTAGCGGTTGGGTGTGTATAAAAGACGGTAATGGAGTATACATTGTCTAAGGAGGTTGAGGTGAATATCGCTGAGCTTGCCTATGAGCATGGAATGATGAGCCTCACAGATTACGTTGATTTTTACCTCAGTGACACCACTAAAGTTGTGGACAAAGAGACCTCAGATAAGCTTAGGGAATTTAGTCAGGGTCTAACTGATGACCATGATGTAGATGCTATACGAGTTAGATTCTATAGGCTGTTCCTAGAAAAGACTGATAGAGAAGTTCTAGAGGTTGTCGAGAATCTAATGCGCAATTGGTCGAAGATAGGTTGGATAAACTTCTTTTCAATCATATCAGATGTTGCGGATTCTTGGGATAAGACAGGAAAACCTCTGATTGAGGCTCGAGATTACGCACGTGAACGACTTGCAGAGTTGGGCGAATCTGTGTAAATTAAAAGACGAGGGCAATTTAGCTCTCGTCTTTTTCATATTCTCTCACATAATCAACAAGATTTTTCTTCATTTTGTGAGCTTTAAGAATTTTCTCATCTACAGATGTCAATTTAGGTACGTGGGATATAATGTGATAATAGGTAACTCTGTGTTTTTGTCCAGGACGATGTGTCCTCTTCAAGCTCTGAAGGTATAGACCATAGGAGAAGGTGTGGCTGTAGTAGATGCAATACCTGCTGCGGGTCAAGTCAATAGACTCAGACCCTGACTTGTATTGAACAGCAATCAAGTCAATTTTCTCATCAACCCACTCTTGGTAGTTGTTAAGTTGACCTGAAATTTCTCCGTACCGTCTATCCTGCTTTTCACACACAAGTTTAATCATATCAAAATCGTGTCTATACTTAGCAAAGACAACAATTGGTGTTGTAGGGGGTGCTTCTTCAAGCAGTTCCTCTAGGGCTGCATACTTGGTACGGTCTAGGTTTACTTGGAATTTATCAGTAAAAGTCTCATCTTCCATGGGTAAGTAACCGCTAAGCAGTTGCTGAAGTCTGGTATGTAGGGTCAAGACATTGTTAGTTTCAACAACTCCTTGTTCATCTTCATACACACCTTCTTTAACCAATTCACGGTACACTTCCACAGCCCTCTTAGACAACTCAATGTCTTTGATGAGATGGGTTGTATCGGGCAACTCAACTGAGGATTCTGCATAGAATGCGCAACTGTACATCTTCTCATTAAGGTCGTCAAGATTCTTGTAAGGATTCTTGGAATCTAGTACAGGGAATCCACAATATGCGGATTTAACTTGGTCAATGTTGACGTATAAGTTCTTGAAATTTCCAAAGTTAGTCCCAAATATATCGGGTCTTAGGAATCTATATTGACCGTATATATCCGTGGGGGCTTCAGACACGGGTGTTCCCGTTAGGATATAGCGATGTTGTACCTTCTTCCCCAGTCTTGCTAAAAACCTGCTAGCCTTCCCTGAAGGGCTTTTTATCCTGTGACTTTCATCGCAAATAACGCAATCCCACGGCAGTTTTAAAACTAAATTGGAAAAAGGTTCAATCCATACACTATCATAGTTGACTATATATACCAAAATTTGCTGGAAAATTTTACCTCTACCAAAAGTTTCTTTCACTTTTGATATCTTATCTGTCGTGGATAAGTCCGACAGCTTAAAACGCAAATTTTTGGCGATATTAGAATGAACATCAAACTGCTTATCCCAAACGTCACAAGATTTCTTGGTAGTTACAATCAAGACCCTCTTAAAATTCTTGTTAACTATGGTGTCTATCATGATTTTTGTCTTCCCCGACCCCATATCAGTAAAAAGAGCTGCTTGGTCATGGGTTATCATGTAGTCCAAAGCAGCCCATTGGTGTGGCCAAGGGTTAGTTTTAAGCTCGTACATCCTCAACCCCTCTAAATTCATCAAGTTTTGCTATAAAATCCTTCACTTCCTCTAAGGAATAAACCACAGCACAAGCAGCCCCTGCTGACCTCCAGCGCCTTAGGTTGATAAGTTGTTTTTTGCTGGCTTTATTCCCGTGGTCAGGGGTCTTAACCTCCAGCCTGATAAATCTACCCTTATAACAAGCAAATATATCAGCTTTCCCCGAACTCATCGCAGACCCGTGGGTCTTTTCAGCTTGACAACCATGTAGCCCGTTCAAGTAAGCCAATATTGAGGCTACAATTGTGGATTCTATTGCCATTCTTCAATACCTCTGAGACCTCGCTCAAAATCAAACAGGTCGAATCCAAGCCTTCCCACCCAATACATGTAATTTCTGTTGTGAGAAACCGCTTTATCATCTATGTATAGGTCAGCATACACCTTGCGATTATCGTTACCCGTTAGGGTCTTAGATTCGATGACATTTTCATTGACTGCGTTAAATTCCAGCCCGTAGGACTTGCAAAATTCAACTGCTTCTTGTGCAAGGTCATCATCACGACAAGTCCACAGAATTAGCTTAACCCCCAATTCACTGAGATTTTTCAGAACCGCTATCATTTGAAGATTAGGTTCTCCAATCTCAGGATAGTTGTCTTTAACAATTGTGCCGTCAAAATCCACAGCTACAATCTTAGGTAGACTTGAAAAGTCTGTTGTACGTTGCTCTTGCATTGGCTTTTAACTCCCTTCCAATCTGCTCTGTAACCCATACACCTGCCCAACCGTGACTGTCAATAATGGCATCCGTTGTCATGTACGGGTATACTTTTTTGTATCTATCAACAATTAAGTCTTTAATTAACTTGATATCTAGTGATGTTTCGAGTTGAATGCTTACATTAAATTCTTGTAAAGCCCAACGCTCTATGACATCTTTCATGTCTCGTTTCCTCAACCCAAACAACTTGAGATATTCCCTCAAGACCCTTGAATTGACGTAGCAAAAGTGATGTGCCTTTGGCTTATCTCCAGGAAATTTGGAAACGGTCACATACACCTTTGTTTTGCACGTCATTTCAGAGAACTCAGGCACAGGTCTTATCGTACTCATTTTGCCTCCGTGTCAGGGCGGTCTAAGAACTTGTCAAGGTCTCTTTGGTATAAGTGTAAAGACCCTGCTATGTGAGTGTAAGACCCTATACCAACACCCAGTTCCATCGCCATGCGAATCTGAAAACACGTGAAGTTGAACACATCATAAGGGAATCCAAACCAAACATCATTACTCCTCATATAAGTTGTTAAAAACAACTTATCTTCACGGATGAAGAACTGAAGGCACACTGTACAAGGTGTATCCTTAGTTTTATAATCCATCGGATTTTTGATGTGAATTACAGCCTGTCTGCTGTTAGGGTCAGCCTTGAGGAGGTTCTTCACATACTCCCATTGGTCAAACCCATAGAATTTATGTATCTTATGACCGTAATTAGAGTTGACAACCTCCCCATCATCACTCATTCTATCCCAAGCCTTAGTGTAATTTTGAATACCTTTAAGAGTATTATCAGCAGCTAGATACCACATCAACTCGCCAATCATGTACTTCTTGCTGAGTTTTCTCAAGTCAGACTCAACTATATTACTTCTAGGGTCATCAATAATTGTGACCGCATTGATAATTTCAGCTGCTACGTTCCCATCTCTTGAGGATTGAACATCTTGACCTGTGGATAGGTCAAGCAGCATGTGAAACCACGATTCCCAAGCCTCAGTTGCAGTATAAGCAACCACTTGTTTATTAATCAGCATACTAGACCCCCTCTATAAAATTCACTTCAAGACCATTAGTCTCGGCATATTGACGTTCTCTTTCAGCCCCCTTGGAACTCTCCCAGTCAGGTAGCATATAGATAGAGTCACAAGACTTTAGCAGGTGGAGACAAATAACCATGTAGTCCTCCCAACCGCAGATTTTAGGTAACTCAACTTCAGCTGGATTAACAACAACCCAATCAGGGTGCTCAAGTTTGAGATGATTCTCAACTTTTTTGAACTTCTCCTTGAAATCCGTTGTTCCTGTTATTTTCCCACTAATATACACACGTTTAGGGGGCTTAGGAACGGGATTTTGTACATCTTCTCTTTGAGATACTGCTTTTAGCAACGTATTCGCCATCATATACGCCACATCTTCATAAATCCAATGGCTGCGTTTCCAATCACTTGGAGGCAGTTTTATTGTTAAATCGTAAGAGCACTTGCCATCATTGACTCCCCAGCGGTCTATCTCGTTAGGGTCAGCATTGAGGTCTCTTTCAACAAGAATTGTGTATATCCAAGTGTTCTTCTCATCTTCGTACTTCTCCCTGATGTCTTTAAATCTCTTAGGGTCTCTAACATGATAAAATGTGATATTGAGCCCGTCTCTAGGTCTTAAAATGCTGTCTTCCCAAGTCTTTAAAAGACCCTTAGTCTCCATCCAATCCACAATATCTGCCAGCAACTTGCGGGTCTCCTCATCTCGAGAGTTATTCCACCCCAGTGTTTTTAAGGCTTGTTTTGCAGGGTCTGACCTATGGTAGTTGTGAACCTCTAGGTTGAATGCTATTTCATATAGATGTTTAGTCACATGCTTTACAAGCGTGTCCTTGCCAACGCCAGATTCTCCGTTGATTAAAAATATTAAATTCATTTAACTCTCCTTAACTAGCTCCAAGAACTTCTCAACACAGTCTTTTTTCTTCCAAGTGCTGTTATCAACAACTTGTACATTAAATCCTGCAGTTTTAAACTTCTCAATGCCACGTTCCATCGTTCGATATTTACCTTCAACTAAGCTCTCATTTATGGCTTTACCACCATTCCGCTTGTAAATTCGCTTTATACACGTTTTCAGTGGAGGCATAAAATACAAAATTTTTGTTTTTAAGCCATGTTTTTCTTCTAACTCAGTAAATAGGTCAGCATATGTCCTAAAAATCGTACTTACCACTATTCCTTCAAAGATTACGGTGTACTCGGGATAAGTCTTCAGTGCGTACTTTAGCGACTTGCGAACCGTTGCCCCGTCCTTCAGGGAATCTACGCCACCGCACTTGTTGGAGTATTTACCTAAGGCAACTATTTTGTAGTTTGGGTATACCGTTGCAATTACTGTATTCTTGCCATTCACAGGCTTTTTAACCTCAAACATATCAGGGTCTAGCTCTCTAAGCAATATCAATGGAGTGGATTTTCCAGCCCCGTTAGTACCTCTAATGTTTACAATTCGAGATTGTGTTTTTTCATCAGATTTAACAGTCTCCGCTCCAGTCAATCCTTGTTCAATAAATATTTTCTTTCTGCCTTTCCTTACACCCACCCAATCATTGTGTTCACCTAAGAATCTTACATCAAACAACCTCTCCCTTATATTAAAAACTTGTTCCCAATCCTTTTGGTATTGAGGAAATATTTGTTGATAATCAATAAGTTGTTCTAGTTCTCTGTCGTGATGATATCCTGCATATCTTGATGATTTGAACAGATTTCTAAAGCTACACAATTTTCCTGCGAACATATTAATGTCGTTGGGTTGTTCTGGGTAAGCTGATGCTATTGTTGTTTGAACCTCTTTTAACATAGGCTCAAGAAGTTGTCTATGCTCTTCAGAGATTTTACCTGTCGAATCGAAAATGTTTGCTTCTTCATCTAAGTACATGAGGTTGAGTAAAGCAGATGTCAGATTACTGCAAGAATTCCAATCCAACTCTGAAGGCTCAATGAATTTTGTTCCTAAGTAGTCATTAAGGTATAAGATGCTTTCCATAAACAACTCTACAGAGAACCTTCCTGTATATTTCAACTTTAACAACCGTTTAAATACTTGATTATAACCCTTTTCATTTTGTTCAAAATGTTTAATCCACTTCAAAGGCTTATTGTGAGTCACAACTTTAAATTGTTGTATTAGTTCAACAAACCAATCCATGTTTTTTGCGTATTGCCTAGAACTATTAAATTTTAACAAAGTTTTGTTATTTTCCCAATAAAACTCCGTATCAGCCAGTACCTGTTCATGGTTATGCCCAAGTATAATACAGGTTAACTCATTATATGTACAAGACATATACCAACACATCCATATAGCCTTATCTTTTGGCACTTGGTTAATCTTGATATACTCACCCAAAACTCTGAAGTGTAAACTTGGAACAGCATGTTGATATTCCACAAACTTCTTTAATCTCCAAGGGTGACCGTAGTCACCCTTGATATTATACAAATCAGCCATTATTCTTCGTCCCAATCGTCCCAATCATCGTCATCATCCTCGTCCTCAGGTTCAGGCTCAACCCTCTTCTTGGACTTAGTTGACTTTTTGGATTTAGGTTCAGACTTCTTAGATTTAGTTGACTTTTTAGACTTCTTTGGAGGTTCTTCTTCCTCCTCGTCATCATCCTCATCATCCTCGTCCTCAAGCCCCTCTTCATCCTCATCATCTTCATCAAGTTCGTCATCGTCATCTTCGTCAATGTCGTCCTCATCACCAGTGATAGCAGCTCCAACCTTGCGGGTCTCAGCAACTCTCGCTCTGTCCTTACCTTCATACTCCTCATACTTAACAGTGAGCTCGAGGGTCTTACCTTCCATCTTATCTAGGTCAATCTGAACTCTGCCATCAGCCTTCATCCCAATAGCCTCAAGTAGACCCTTCAGTTTCCACAGAGCAGTGTCAATTAGAGGGTAGTTCTCAATAACCTTGCAGCCCTTAGAAGCACCAGCAATAACAACGAATGTTACCTTGAACATATCATTGCCACCCTGCGATACGGTTTCCTCAATCTTTTCAATCTTAACCTTGTGAACTCCTTCAGCAGGCATGTTGAAGGTCTCAACTCCAGTAAAATCCAACTTCATCTTTCTCTTTGCCATTGTTTTGTCTCCTCTTAGTTTTCTTCAATGTGCATTAACTTCTGTAACTTATCAAATGTTGGGTTAAATATCCGTCTAGGAATCTTAGTTGACTTAGTTGACTGGAATTTTGTCCAGTAGTATGGGTTAGACCCTATATCAATTGCGTGCTTAGCAACTGTTTGGACTTCCCCATCTTTTTCAACCTCTTTTTCCACAACGATTGTGTGTAACCCATAATTGACCATTCCTTCAAGGTACGTTCTCGCACCCTTAGACACCGACACACGTACATCAGGCAGCAGCTCGTCCTCGAGACCCTCGATAGAGTCAATTGCCTCGTGACCGCTGAAAATCACCCACTTCTTCTTAGACAGCTTGGACATCTGCCTGATGAGTTCCTCCGTCTCGGTCAGCAGGTCTCCCCAGGCTTGCTGCGTCATTTTTTTGTTTTTTGATGTAATATTCTCAGTTTTCCACTCGTTGACTATGAGTGAGAATGTGTCGAAAAATACGCTTTTATACTTCTTGTCTTTGGACAGCTCTTTGAACAACTCCTTGAAGTCCTTAGTCTCCTCAACTTCCAGCACGTCAATCCCTTTAACATCTCTAATTGCAGTGACCCCGTCATCACCTATCTTAACATATAGCATAGGCTTAGGGAACGTAGCCCCTAGAGTTGTTTTGCCTGAGCCTGATTTACCGTATAAGCAAACCAACCTCCCGTTATCCACAGTGCTGATATCTTTGACCTTTTCTAGCAATTAAACCTCCTTAATCTCGATACTCAAAATCACGTTCCTTAATGTAATCTGCATTACCTCCTGTCAGCTCAGCATAGCATATCTGTCTATAATCACACCAAGAGCAATTTTGACCAGTATGCTTAGCCTTGTTGCGGTCACCTTGCCTTAGTATGTCTTTAGCTACGTATAACCAACTTTGCCAGATATCTTCCACCATCTCAGGTATGTACTCCTCAGGAAGTCTGAAAAAGAAGTTAGGTAAATTGCCTGAATAAAAGTCTTTTTTATCTAAAATGGACTTATCCTCAATCCCCCTCTTTTTACACGCTCTTTCCCAAGAATATGGTGTAATATTGGCATTCTTAGACTCACTAAATCTTCCTGAGCTCTCTAACCAAACAGGCTCAGAAGCAGCTGTGGACTTGATGTAATCCCAAATTACTTCTTTAGGTAACTCACCAGTTAGATATTGAGCAGCCTTGGCATACAAGCACTTTTGTGTGTTCATCACAATAGTCAGTAGGTCTGGTTTTCTCCCAAATGTCTTGTGCTCACCAATGACTACTCCTCTATCAGTTTCATAAATCTCGTCAATTACCCCTGTAAATATAACAGGTTCGCTCTTATATTTACAGATTGGGATATCAAACACTTGCTCCGTTTTATCAGGTCTAGGCTCGGACTTGTAGATTTTCATGTAATCGCTGAATACTTCCTTGAGGGTCACAAGATAGTCATCCCCCAACTCTAGTTGAGAAGATGCTGGTAAATCATAGTAGTCTTCACGAATTTGATTGAATGCTTCTTTGACTGCTTGTTTACCAGCAATTCTCAATTCTAGCAACTTGTGAAAATCTGTGCCGAAACTCAACGGTCTTGACTTGGTCTTCTTCTTAAGTCTTTCAACATACCTAAGATAGTGAGAATAAGGACACGACAGGTAGCATTGCACTCTGCTGTGACTTATTTTTTGCAATTTTCTTACTCCTCGTCAAAATCCTCGAACTCGTCCTCATCGTCAAGTTCATCAAGCTCTTCCACAGGCTCAACCTTCTTTACCTTTTTAGCCTTCTTAGCAGCCTTACCTTCCTCAGCCTTCTTAGACTTCTTTGCCTTCTTAGCCTTCTCCAGAGGGTTTACATAGCTGCCGTCATCCTTGATGATGGAATTAGCAAATCTCTCCTTACCCTCTTCAATGTTGAGCTGCTGACCCGTCTTGCGGCTGAACACTCTCAGCTCTCCGTTAGACTTCTGAACTGTGATGTTCTTGTCAGTTGCCTTAGCGATTGTGAATACGCCAAGTGGCATTCCAGTAAACGACTTCATGATGACCTTGTCACCCTTCTTTAGATTTTTAAGACTCATGGTCTCCTCCATTTCTGCCCTTAAGGGCGGTTCAAATTATTAACGTAGCCTTATCATATACTAATAGCTATGTGAAGTAAACCCCTAAATTTAAATTTTTTACAAGTAGATTTTCACATAACCTATCAATACCTTTAAATACCCACAAAAATCTTAGATTATTGCTGTAAAAATTAAATTATTTACTACCCCAAGCACCAATGCCCACATCTGCTTCTAACGGCACATTTAAGTATATATTAAACTCATTTAGCAATTTAGGATTGGCCATTATCCTCTTAATCTCAGGGACAATCCAATCTTCATCCTCGGCATTAAACTCTCCTAGAATCGAGTCATGAACAGTTCCTACCACTTTAAGACCGTAAGGTTTTAGGGTCTCACTCACTTCAATTGCTGCGGATAACAGGATATCTGACCCTGTACCTTGAACGGGGGTATTCACTGCCCTACGAGCTGCCTCGAGATGTTCCCATCGCTTATCACTGTAAATTTTTGGTAATTTTCTAAACCTACCGAACAGAGTTGTAACTCCCCCTAGAGTCTCACACAATCTCTCCTGCTCTTCATGCCATGGCAGTAGCCTTGAATACTTCAAGAAAAATGCATCTCGATAGTGTTCAGCCTCAGCCTTGCTGAAGGTCTGACCGTAGGAATCGTAGGCATATTCGACAAACTTGTTGGCACTCATTCCATATAAAAATCCGAAATTTACAGCCTTTGCCTTGTTTCGTTCCTCCTTAGTTGGAGTTCTTCCACCTGTCATAAGACTAGCGGTCATAGTGTGAATATCTCCACCCTCGTTGTAGATTTTTAACATGGTTTGGTCGTTCGCATAGTGAGCAGCAATTCTCAATTCTAACTGTGAGTAGTCAGCTTCAAAAAATAATCTACCCTTAGGTGCGGTAAACAATGACCTGACCTGCTTATTTCTTGGCACTTGCTGTAGATTAGGGTCAGAACAGCTCGTTCTTCCTGAAACCACATTGGTTAGATTGAAGTTAGGGTGAATTCTCCCATCGTAGCTTGAATCGTCATCCCAGCGATTCATGAACATCTTGTTAAGTGTGTTAACTTCATTGTATGCGAGGATAAGTCTTGGAAGTTCGTAACCTTTATTAGCCAATTTCTTCATCACACTCGCATCTGCGGAAGGTGCACCTTTAGCAGTAGTTTTCAGCACAGGCAGGTTCTCACCCTCCTCTGTAAACAAGATTTTTTGTTTCTGCTGAGGACTATTCCAATTAATCTTGTACTTGCTGTTGAGATTCCTGAGAGCCTCAGCCTCTCTATTGGTTAATTCCACCTTGACATCCCAGTATGCTTCTTGGTCAAAATAGATTCCTGTTCGTTCCACAACTCTATACATGTTATAGGCTTTTATCAACAACTTAGAATATAAGCGATATTGAGTTTCATCCAGCCGTTTCTTGAAGAATTTAAACAATCCCCATGTATATTTCAAGTCTAACTTGAGATATGGTATGACCTTCTTAGCATCTGTTGAAGTCTTATCTTTTTTGGCTATATCCCAATCATCTACACCTAGATAGGTCTTTGCCATGGGTTTAAGCCCGTGAGGGGCAGCTAAATCGTAGGCTGTGCCCATCAGCATAGTGTCATGGTGTATAGGCAGCTTAATTCCTGTCTTAATTTCAATAAATAGGGTGTCAAACTTACCGTTCTGATATATTAGTTGGGTCTTATCTTTTCTCAGCTTAAAACACAATTTTTTGAACATCTCGTGGTGGTCTTCATTATCCCATTCAAATATGTAGTCCTTGCTGAATTTTTCACCGTTTTTAGTTCCAAGACACTTAACCCCTATAAACGTAATGTCGTCAGTAAATCTGTTAAGACCTGTGGTTTCTATGTCTATTGTGGCGTATTTAATCTTCACGGTCATCACCTTCCGATTTTGAGCAAGACCCTGCGGACAGGTTAATTGCTGCTTTACTGAATATTTGAGTTAATTTTTCAGCGACCGTTAGATTAGATTTAAGCTCTTCAGCAGTAGCCTCAAAATAAAATATTTTCATCTCTTTACCTCCTTCACGCATCTCGTGCATCCGTCCAACATAAACTTGTTTTTATCTCCGCAGTATCCATATGTACCGCTTTCTGTTGTAGAATTGTTAAACTTTTGGCAATCTCCGCAGATTCCCCTTGTAAAACAACCCTTATCTCCAAAGTAGCTATACAATTCAAACAACAGTCCTTGAGCCTTCTTATAGCTCAGTTTTTGACCGTTGTGGAATTTTAAGCCTTTTTTACCTTGAGAGACCTGAATTTTAATCAACCGCTCAACAGCTTTCAACAGCAACTCCAAGTCATTCCAATCTCGATTGTCAGGATTATGTATAAGGTTGATAGGATAAGGTCTAACTTTAACTTTTTTATGCATGGCTAGACCCTCAATACATTAGCCAACTTACGCACAGCCTGTTCATACTCTCGTGGAGTTATGTCCAGCTCTTGCAGGCATCTCTTATAATACTCATACACCCTCAGGTCACCCTTCTTATCTCGATTAGCTGAAGTTAACACACGTTGAATTCTGTACAGTTTTTTTTCTCTCATCTCATCCTCCGTTCTTATACTTCTACACAATCAGGGAAGATTTCAGCTGTCAGGGTCGTGAGGTATTTCTCATCAACTTGACCTTGAGCCTGCAGTTTAACCTTGTAGTTGTTGTTTCCACAATCTACCTTAGCAATCATCTTCCCGTTGGCATTCTTCACATTTTGGTAGTTGGAAAACCAATAGAATCCCTCGTAGTTGGGAATCGGTCTCCACACCTCTTTACCTATAAACAATTTAGTCTTCATCTTCTTTGTTTAATTCAACCCCCTCCCAACAATATTCACGGTTCTTGCCTCGAACCTCTTTGTATCTAGCCCTCATTAATCTTGCAAATGAATGGCTTTTATGTGCTTCTCTACCCGTATTTATACAAAATTCCACATAAGTCTGATAAAGTTTGGACTTAGACACCATACTCCCACTCGACTCTGTGCATCTAGTTGTTATAAATGCGTGTATAGTGTCTGAGTCCTGCCTTAATGATTCTACTAACTGATTAGATGTGTCTGTTCTTGGGATTTTCTTCAGAGGCAGCCTACTCAGCAGGGTCGGAATCAGCTGCTCAATACTCTCATCACTACACAGCCTATTCACATATTCGTCATTTAAAAACAACTCCCTATCCATCTTCAATACTCGCATTCTCTTATAGAACGCATCTGATTTCTCCTCAAGTTGTAGTGGTAGCTGATTAAAGCTGAACAACAACTTAGCAAAACTTGTGAAGAAAAATGGCTCTTTACCCTTTTTCTCATGCATTATTTGGTCACCGCCTGTAATCTTCTTAAGATTCTCAATACTCGTTAAAGGCAGCGACTTGTTGTCAGCACAAGAATTTAACAACTTACCATATAGCTGTGAGGGGTAGAACCTAGCATTCAACTCGTGCATTGCTAGAGCGGAAGTGTTGACTTTACCAACTAAGTTCTCAATAAACCTGATGAGAACAGATTTACCTGTGTTAGACCTACCAACTAATATCATGAAAGTTTTCAGCCCGTAGTTGGTTGTCATGCAATAAGCAACGTAGTCTAACAACATACCAACCTCAGATTTACTCAATTTAGCCTGATTTACCAAAAAATCATACATATAGGTGCTCTTGAATGGCACTCTTTCCTTAACCTCGTGCGGAATCTGAATTGTTTGGAGATACTTGCTGTCGTGAGGTAGCAACTTCTTCTTGTTAATATCCCACACCCCGTTCTTAAAGTTGATTAGATTCGTGTGTGAGTTGAGGTCTTGAGCCGATTTTTGAATTCTAGCATCATCCGCCAACAATCGGTAGCATTCCATCAGCTTAGACTGTTGAATTAGATTATCAAACTCAACCATGTTCTTTATGGTGTTTCTAACATGAGATGATGCTTCTACATATACCCCATCTTGATAGCGGTAGCAATCTGACCCTAGAACAAATGCCTTGCCCTCGTTAACAAAGTAGTCACAAACCGCTCTGCTATTAATTTGCGAGGGTTTGCCCTTATCTGTGTAGATGACATATGGATTAGTGAATCCTTCAGTAGCCTTGTATCTTTTGATGTTATCAACAATCTTAGCAAGCTCCTCTTCATCCATCGGGTCTTTAAACACGTAGGTGTTGATGAGTTCAGCCATCTCATCCAATTCATCTTCATTAGCCCCTCGATTCTTATATGCCATGAGGTGAGTGAATAGAGTGGAATTCCTGCCTTCTCCTTCGCTGAGGTTCAACAAGCTCTCTTTACATCCCATCAGAGGGGTGAACTCTCGTGGTAGCTCAGCAATTGTCTTAGTGTTGTTGAAAGCTCTCCCCGAACTTCCAAACGGGAGGACAACATACCCCTTCTCAGCACATCTATAGTCACATTTAAGACCGAAAGGAAGCACCATGCCAACCTTTTGTGGAAAAGTCTCATCAGTCTTGAAATATAGATGAAGCCCTTTTGGAGTTTTACACATTAGGGTGTTGAGCTTGAGCTTACGGATAATCTTCAGCGCAACCTCTTTACCCTCATCTATATCGACTATGATGTATCCTTGACGTACCCACCAGCCAATCTGACCTCCTTGAGATATGTGGTCTAAGGCTTGTTGATTATTGACTATGCTGGGGTCTATCCTCTTTTTACCCTCACACCTGACGTAGCTGTTCTGACCAATTAAACTGTCAAAATCTTTAAATTTCAAGCCTTTTACTCCAATTCTCTAAGTTTTGTTGTTATCTCCATGCCCTCGTCACTTGCTAACCACTTCTTAACTCGCCCCATCTTAAGACCTAGTTCAACTGATAAATCTTCATCGCTTATCTGAAAAATCTCAAGCACGTGGTCAAGAACAATGATAACGTCAGCTACTTCCCCAGCTACAGCTTTTCTAGTGTCAGCTACAGCCTTCTCGTGACTTCCGTACCTCATGTACTTCAGCAGCTCTTTAGCTAATTCACAGCACTCTTCAGCAGCTACAGCAATCTGATTCCGTTCACCGAACTTCTCACGAGCCTGTGAAAGTGCCTCGATATCATCTGAAGATAACAGATTTCTATGTATAATTGACTTCTTCATTCTTCACCTCTCCACATCTATATATTGCCAGTCATCAACGTGTGTGACCTTAACATTGCCTTCATCGAAAATTCGTTCAGTCTCCTGCGATATAGCCTGACCCCTACCATAGTACACGTGCTTTATACCTGCAGTCACAATCGCTCTAGCACATGCTTCGCAAGGGTATCGGGTCACTACGATTGTTGACCTTGATATCTGAATGCCGAATCGAGCTGCGGTTGCGATAGCATCAATCTCAGCATGGACTGCCCTACAATCGGAAGGCAATCTGTGTTCCTTGCTGTCTTCCCCATACAGCTCAACTCGATGACACCCTGAGACCTTGCAAGTTTTTGGAATAGTTCTATTCACACCGTAAATCTCGTGAATTGATTGCTTAGAGCTTTTAGGCTGAACAATTACACAGCCAACAGCAACTTTTACGCAACCTGAGGTGTCATCTGCGTGAGATTGAGCACGGTCTAAGTATTCAATAACTTCATCTTTTTTCACAATTAACCTCTTTTCTTCCTCTTCACAAGCACTTTGCCCTTAACTGGCACGGGTCTATAATAATCATCAAAATGCTTAAGCACTTTCACCGTACCCTTAGGGGTGTCAAGGTCTACTCCTACAGCTTGAGTATACTTGTATTTCCTCATCTCGGGGCTATACACGACCTCTTTGTATTTCTTACCACAATCACAGATGAACTTGGCTTTAACCTTGTTATCTACAGTATCGTCTCCAACTGACCATAGTTCAGCCCCGCATTCAGGGCATTTCCCCTTAAAGCTGCGGATGAACTTTCTGCTGTTGAGGAACTTGTATAGTGCTGTAACGTATCTACTTTCCATGAATTCCTCCTACTTCTTAGCCTTAGGCTTGTCATCATCTGTGCTGTTTTTAGTAACAAACACAGTCAACGCCATTGTTGTTACGCAAAGCATTGCAACTACTGAAATTACTACAGTTGACATATCTTACCTCCCAAAATTCTCATCAGCTTTAACAATATACGTTCCATTATCTGCCCTAACTTGCTCAGGACTGGCAATTATCACAACCGTTCCAGCCCTTATAACCCCCTTGTCGGTCACAACATCCTCCTCATAGACCACAGCAGATGGGTGTGGCTTAGCTGCCACGTAATTATCTATCGGAGAATGGCTATATGACCTATACTCTTTAATCACCGTTTTTTGATGGCTAATTTCCTTTTTCTGGTGTTTAATCACGCAGGTTGAGTAAAGGAGCAGCAACTCTAAAATAATTGCCGTAATAGCCAAAATAAAGGCTATAAGCTGTACACGTTTAACTTCTTTCATCAGATTCCTCCTTAAATGGTTTATAAGTGTTCTTTGGTTTCCCCAGCCCGTAATAGGCTTTGTAATATTTCTGTAATTCGCAGAAACAGTTCTCCAGTGACATCACGTTCATTCTTTGGTCGTACTCAGGAAGGTCTGTAAATATCTTGGAAAAATCAAGTTCTTTGTTAATTACATCTACCAACCAAAACAAGCACTCTTCATAGTTTAGACCTCCTTTGCTTGTAAATAACAGGTCTAATCCAGCTTTACACCCAGGACCAGCTACAACAAAAGAGTTCTCACTCACAGGGAACTCTGAAATATAGGTGAAGTCTACAAACAGTTGATACCCCATAAAAGCTCCAATGCCCTCGAATTTCTTAAGGGTTTGATATACCTGATAACCTCCACCAGTAATGTGCTTAGGAGACAACTTTTGGAGCGAATTGTGCTCAATTAAGTAGTCTATCAGCCATAGCACTCGCATAGGCACACAATCTTCGCCTTCGCAATATCGCTCTAGCCCCATTTTTAGACCTGATGTATAAAACACATTGGTGAAATATAGGTGGTCAGGGTCGCTACACAATTCTCGATACTCTTCAGGGTCGAAATTCTTAGTGAATTTAATTGGCAACCCCAATTTCTCTGCAGTTTGGTGGCGATTGAATAGCCTGAACATAATCGTGTTGAGTAACTTATCTTGATAAGACAATTTAGAGTTTGTTGAAATGTGCTCTATCAACCACTTAGATTCTCTGTCGTGTTCTCTCCGTATGTTGGTGAATCTCCAATGTTGTAAGACAGGGTCATCTGTCCACGGCTGTGGCTCTCCTGCCTCTTTAGCCAGTCTAATGGCGTACCTCTCTTGGATATAATATAGAAGCATTCTGTACACGTCCATGTCTAATTGTGGACAAGCAGACTTTATCTTGTCTACGTTCACCAGTCGTGAACAGAATACATCCCCACTTTTGTTTTGCAATAGTTGTGCCCTCCTTAACATTTTAACCTAGTATATACCCACGGTCAGCCTCACGGCAAACCTCCTTCGAGGGGTCTCGCTCAACTGACCTAGTGGGTGTATCGTGAATAATCGGTCGCTATCTAACATTTTCGCAGTTTTTCTCCGCTATACGAGCAGCGATAGTTTGAGGTAGTAGAGCAGAAGTGACAATATGACCCGTCTTCAAGACGATGACAGATTTTACACGCTTTCCGTAGTTCAGCTCAACACAAGCATTAGTGTCCTTAGCATTGTTTAGTAACCTCTTAACTGGTGATGACTCTGGTGGTGAGATAGTCTCTATCTCATCTACTTTCACAAAACTGTTAGTTCCAACATTTACAAACATAATTAATTCCTCCTCAACTTACATATAGTGAAAATCTGTGAGTTCGTCCACATCACAGATGATGTACTTATCCTCAGGGTCTCGACAAACCCAGAATCGGTCTGTCAACTGTTCCTCAATCATCACGTCCATGCCTGTGTTGGTGTCGTGTGCTCTCGTTGCATCTTCTATGCAATCTACTGGGTGCTTATAACTCATTTTAGCCTCCTTAGAATACCAACCACCATAGCACAATTGAAGTTATTGTGATTAAGGTTAGGTCAGCCACAAGAAATAACGCGTTAGATAGTCTATATCTTTGGCAAAAGTGAGCAATTATGGCAACTACCCCTGTGCTCAATCCTACCGCAGATATAACCATTATTAGCAAAAGCATTGAAATTCCTCCTTGTCATAGTTCTCCTCGCCTATCGGTAATGGCAAATATTTTGGTTTTGCTGGGATTTCTACCTCAGGTTGAGGGTTAGGGTGAGTTGGCTTTTTTCTCCTCTTCCTGAGAGCTTTTTTCACCCTCCCCTCACCAAGCATATCATCATAGTAGTGGTGGCATCTATCGTGGCACCATTCTTTAATCTCCTTGCTCTTCATGTGACCTCCTAGATAAACTCGAACCTATTAGCAAATTTAGGATTCTTAGCATTGGTCTGTAGTCCTGTCATGCGGTCAAAGATCAGCTTGTTGCCGTCTTTAGTAACTACGCCTATCTTGGTTTTAGTCTGTTTAACAACCTCAAACTCTCCAATAACCATTCCTGTGAATGCCTTGACAAGAACTACATCTTCAACAATCTTTTCACCTTCACCATTCTTAGTGAATTCTTCCATTGTAGCTTTTGCCTGTGCAATAACATCTTCTAGCTCAGCCTTCTTCATCTTGCTTGTTCCCTTGATACCTAGCTTAGCTGCTTCTATTCTCATCTCTTTTAGTGTCATCGTTATGTCCTCCTGTGTATTAATTAGTGTTATTGTTCTTTACGATTCCTATTATAGACTTATCATTGTGGGAAGTAAACCCCTTTTTACAAAAAACTTTGGAAAAATTTTTACAATCCTGCAAGACCTTGTCAGTTGTAGGGCTTTGCAAGGAAAATTTTTTGGTAGAGGGTCGAGACTTAAAGCCCCAACCCCTCTTTAATCATTTCCAATGGATTATCCCAAAATCCTTCAGATACGTCAGTTAATAAAAAGTATTCATCATCTATATCAGATATATCATCTATTTGGGTATATTCTGCGTAGAAATAATCACCCTCTGTTCTCCCAGCCACTATCAAGCCATATTCACCCTTAGGATAAGGAGTCAATGAAATATGGAAATTCTGTAGGGTCTCAATGTCTGTTATCTCAGGTAGTCCTAGATTCTTAGCAAATTTCATTTTTCTTTCGTTCAGTCTTAATTCTTTCATGGTTTACCTCCTGTGTATCTTGTTAAGTACCTTACATTGACTATCATAGCCTCATTCACAATAAAAGTAAACCCCTTTTTTGGAAAAATTTTAAAATTTTTTGGAAAAACTTTTTTGTGTTATTGGCTATCCTGTAAATTTACAAGTTATTGTGAAAATGAGTAGGAGGTTATTCACCCCCTTTTTCAATTTATCTGTAGATGTTCTCAAATGCCCATCTAATTGCGTGACCCTCGTCCTCAAATAGCTGTGGTGAGATTTTCTCCATCACTACCGTCTCATAATCCATCACTTGGTATACCGCTACAAATACGTTGTTTCCTGACATCTCTCCAGCATATCCTAGAACTATTAGCAAGTCGCCATATGGTATAGCCTTATCCCAATTGTTTTCTAGGTAAGACATTGAAGTCTCAACTGGCATCTTAAGCTCTCTAGCTCTTTCACAATCCTCAATTGTTAGATTAATAGCATAATTGTTTTCCATGTCGTCCTCCTCAGATTAAATCTTGTTAAGTGTCTTATGGTTAGTATTGTACTACATCTTGTAGGAAAAGTAAAGGGGTATTGTGAAAGTTTTTTAGAAAATTTTTCAAGTTCACAATACCCTTGTAGTTTTGTGTTACTTCAGTGCTTTTAATCTTTTCAAGCTGTTCTTGATTGCTGTGAGATTGGTCTTGTTCCCGTTTTTAGTGTAGTAGCCTTTAGCGTATACGTGTGACCCTGTGCAATCTACCTTGAATTCTGCTGTGTACTCGTCACCGTTCTCTTCCCAAGTTACCTCATCCCAGCTGTGCTTTTCTTCGTAAGCCCTTTTAGCAGCAGCGTTTCTAGGCGGAGTGAAGAAGTATGCCCCTCTGAACCTTTCTGCCTCTTCAATGATATCCTCCAGTCTTATGATTATCTCATAGTATGGATGACTTGTAGTTAGATTTAAGATATCAGCAATCTCGACCGTGAGACCCTCTTTGCAAGCACCTATCTTGTGTGCTGTCGCCTTGATGTGTGCCTCCTCACGATTGCTAGCAGTTATAACCTCCTGCATTGACCCTCTTAGGTTACCGTTGTTAATCTTGTATGTTACTCTGAATTCCATTTTGTGACCTCCTTGTGTCGTGGTTGTTATGTTGTATCGTTGTACTAAGTATATACTTGTCCTGCAAGGAAGTCAAGTGGAATTTTGAAAAAATTTTAAAAAAGTTTTTGTGAAGTGTTGTGAGCTTGTATCTCGTGTAGGTTGCATATGCGTTAAATTATTAACGAATGGTGAACTTGCTTACTGAAATAGTTCCGCAATGTCCTTTCGGAGGGTAGCTGAACGAGATTCCGCAGCTGCTTTGTCCTCTTTTCTTCTCTTTCGCTCTCGAGTTCGGGCTGCTTTTTGTTTCTGCTTGTGTTTTCTGTCAGCTAGGACTGACTTGTGAGGTTTCCCCCTTCGGCTATTTCCCACAACAGTCGTGAGATTGTTAGGGTCGTAGCCATTGAGGTGAGCTGGATTCGATATCACAGAGTCACACACAGTTTCCTGCGGGTCGTAGCTCTTATAGGCTGCTTCTTTCCACAGCAACTTGGCGGTTCTTGGGTTTTTACAGTTAAGTTGTCGCCCCGTCTCTCGGTCAAACACCAATATATGTGACTTGTGCGTGGAAGTTTTGTGTAATAATACAAGTTTGTCGCTCGTAGACTGGACAACTTTACAATCCGCCATCTTCGTTCCTACTGAATAATACACAGGCATTGTGCTCGTGACCCCCTCCTCATTGTAGGTGAAGTATCGAGCTGCAACCTGCTCTAACTCTTTTCTCAGTTGTCTTGTGCTCTTTATACTCCTGCCTTGGATGTTGAATTCTTTAGCATAGTATCGTAGTTGTGGTATAGTCATGTATTTCACCTCCTCGATAGGGTAAGTGTTGTAAATGTGGTTGAAATAGTATCGGGCTGCTTTTTTCAGCTCCTCGATGTAGGAGGATGCTGTAAAGACCGTGATATGGTGGGTCTTGAGGTCGTAATATATTACAGATTCCCCAACTTTTTCAGACTCCTCGTAGTTTATCAGTGACTTGCGGATTCTGAGACTTTTCACAACCCCGTTGTCGTAATATTGTAACTTGATATCTCGCCTGAGAGCTGACGGTGCAATGTATAGCCTGTCATGACCCCTAGCAGTCCATCTCCACGCCCCTCGTGTAAGTGCATAATCAATCTCTCGTGATGTGTAGACCTTGTCAAAGGGGAAAGACTCCCTTGTGTAGGTATGTGACGGATGCAGTCGTTTAAGCTCCTCCATCTCCTCAGTCTCTTTTTCTTCGTGCTCTTTAGGAGATTTTTGTGACGAGTGTGATGAGTGTGGTGTGAGCTCTGGTATATCCAGCACGGATATTGGTGCGGAGGTTGCACATTTAGCAGCATATGCCTCGTACGGATTGTATAAATAGTACAAGTTATTGTAAGTGTATGGTGATATACTGTGCTTGTCCTGACCGTAATTATATAAGACGTGTGGTGAAAATGGTGAAACCATGTTGTCCTCCTGTGTAGTTTTGTGCGATAGCTTATGCGATAGTTTGGTTAGTTAGTATTAGTATATACCCGTCTCTGTGAAAAGTAAAGTGGGAAATTTATAGAGTGGTGAAAGAGTTTAGAGGTGGGGTGACTAGGTCTTTTTAGGTGCGGGGAGGTGTTGTAAAATTTTCGTGAGGTGAGGAGAAGGGGAGGTGAGCTGGGTTAGGAGGTGGGTGAGGGATAAAAAGTGCCTTAAAACGCAAATATTTAGGTTTTATTGGGTAGGCTAGAGGTAGTTTTGTGAGGTGGCTGTGGGGATTGGAGAGGTTTTAGAATGAGAGGTTAGAACTAGGGGGTTAGAATCGGACGGGAGGTCGAAAAAGTATATATAATATATATATATTATATATAGAGTTGTGGAAGAGGGCTTATTGTGGAACGGAGGGGGTAAGATTTATTGTGAGGAGAGGGGGTGTGACCTACAAGTTTTGCTCGTAAATCGGGGGTAAATCTTGGATGAATTTGCGTGTTTATTGAGTGTGAAATTCGTAAAAATCGAAAAAAGGGTTAAAAATAGGTAAGATTTATTGTGGCGAGGGGCGAGTTATTGGAT